AGAAATGGCACTCGCGGAGAGGGACGCAGTTTCTCTTGAAAGCCACCTGTCCACGCTCCACGACCTGCGAGAAGAGGCAAAGGACCAAGGTCAGATATCCGCAGCGATTACCGCCGAGGTTCATCGAGGCAAGGCTGGCGGACTCTACATCGATAGACGCGAAGTGCTGACCGCGAAGATTGATATGATGTCAAAAGACGACATACTCACTCGACTCGAAGAGTTGATTAAGAAACGAGCGACTGAGTCAAACGTGATCGAGGGAGAGTTCACTCAATCGTAATCTACTCTATCGCTCTATCTTTCTTTCCGTCGCGCGCTGCGCGCTTACTAACTTATCCTTATCCTTATCCTGGGGTCTTAAATCGATGAAATGAGGAAAATGTTACTTTGCACGTAGTGCTTTACTTTCGCGACAATCTCGTATATTATTACTTTTGTAACTACCTAGTAGTTACGATTTTTTAACTAATAGAAAGGAGAAAGAAAATGGATAAAAATCCGAAAATAGACTTAGACTTTGTTGCCGACGAGACTCGTGGAAAGACTAGTCCTTCGACAGTAGTTCAGTTGATTACTACTAAAGGAGCAAAGAAACTTCCAGGACAGGCACAAAAGATAGTTCAGTGCTTAGTAAAAGCGAAGGACCATAAGCTGACTGTTCGTGAGATAGTAGGCGAAGACGAGGCTGGTTTGAATAGCGCACTGGATGCAGTCGGACTTGTAACAGAACAGACACCTAACAGGATCTGGACTTACTACAAGAAAAGACTCGCTAAGGAAGGGTTCATTACCTTGAGCTAAGTTAGACTCTCGCAGATTAGGGGACTTCGGTCCCCTTTTTTGTGCCTTGCTTCTCTCTACTCTATCGCTCTATCGCTCTATCGCTCGCTCTACTCTATCACTCGCTCTATCGGTCGCTTCGCGACCCACCCACCCACCACGTTTTAGGAGCACCAGAGAACCACGGAAAAACCACCGAAAAAAATTAAATTAGTTAGTATAACTAAATAACTAACTAATAAATTATTTTAGATTAGGGTATTGTATTAATAATTAATATGTGTTTATAATACTCATGTGGCGCAGACGTAAGACCACATTAAATAACTAAATATTATTATGACTAAAATAAATGATAAAACAAAAGCTCTTAACGCAGAGCATAACCGCGTAGCTAATGCCAAATCTAAAGGCATAACTTTAGACCTAAGTAAAGCCACTCATTCTATAAGTGGTCGCACTAGTTCCCTTAACCCTACGGATAAGCTCACTATTAATAGTGAGTTATATAAAAGGATAGGAGGTAAGTTACCTAACCAAGTAGTAATTATTTGTGAAATGGTTGAACAAAGTGGCGGTGAGGTTATCTTAAATGATGCTAATGAATATTGGATAGGTGAATTTGTTGATACTAATAAGTATGAGCAAGACTTGATGCAAGTGCTGAGCCATTACATTAAGCATTATGAAAAGCTAGCTCAGCTAGGTAAGGATTATAAAAAAATCCCTGCTAAAGAGTTAAATACGCTATTTACTCTAAGTAGCTAACTAACTAGCTAATTAAAGGGTAGTCTATCGGCTACCCTTTTTTTATGCCTAATATTTAAATAATTATACTTACCCTTACACATACCCTTTAAGGCTAAAATAAAGCCCTCTACTGAACGAATACTTACACTATACCCCTAAAGTAAAGGGGTACCCCCCGCGTAGCTAAAAAACGTCCTACCCTCCGCCTCGCCTTAGTTTCAGCCTCAGTTTTGCATGTATTTTTGAAAAAGTCCCTATGTAAAAAAATTTTGCGAAAAAATTTTTTCGAGGTATATTATAGAAAACTTGTTAACCATATAACCACTTTACTTATGCCAAAAACAAAAGCCAAGAAAAAAGCCCCCGCTAAATCAAGAGGGCTAACAAAAAGACAACAAACAACTCTTAAAAAACATTCGGTACACCATACGAAAAAACATATGACCGAAATGCGTAAATTAATGCGAGCGGGTAAATCGTTTTCGGCAGCGCATAAAACTGCAATGAAAAAAGTAGGTAAATAATGTATGAAGATCAACCGTCTAACAGAAATTGAGCTTGAAAAAGAATACGACAAAGTTGATAAAGATTATCAAACTTTTTCTGATCTGATAGAGCAGTTATACAAAGAAGGCTCGATGGTTGATCCTGAAACACGTAAGTTTTTAAAACGACAAAATGATCCACGTTTCGCTCCCGATCTTAAAGGTATGCGCAAACGAACAGTCCCTTTTGATACAGATGAGTTTGATGACCCAATCGAAGGCGGCAAAAATTTCGGTGTAAGTCCGTACGAGATTGAACTAGCCGAAGGCGGTGATCCATCTCGTGGCGAAGCCCGCAGCACCTTTAGAATTTTTTTAGACGCCTTTTCGGGAGCAAATTTACAAAGAGAAAAAGATAGGAAGTTAGCTGAAAATAAAGCATTAACAGAATACCTCCAAACACCAGAAGGTCAACGTGCTTCAACAGCTGTAGGATTAGGTGTCGCTTCGTTATTACCAATTCCAGGAGCTAAGACACGATTCGCTAAACAAATGGCAGAAATTATGAACCCTATAATGTCGTCAAGTGCACGGGTTGGTACAGACGTAGTCAATAGATTTTTATCTCCCTTAGGACAGTACGGTAGAGGAGCACCCACGAACCGTGGACCGCGTGGACCAATCAATATTGAACAGCCTACACAATTACCGTTGCCTTTAAGAGGAGGCAGAAATACGGGGGGCGTAAGCGAAACTGATCAAGCAATGATTAAAATGCAACAAGCACAGATGAATCCTAATAAAGGTATTATGAATACTTCTTCAGGAAAAAGTTATATGGAAGGAGTGGCATCTCAACGGTTACTAGAACAACAAACGAATCGTCGTAATTTTTTACGACAAAGCGTAGGGAGAGATCAATCTTTAATTAAAGCAAACGAAGCTCCTTCTGCAAACTATCTCAAAGACCTTGAAGAACTACAAAGGTTAGAACAACTTTTAAAATAGCCTATGTCGCAAGACAAAAAAGAAAAGTTAAAACTTTTAAAAGGTATTAACTTAGACCACCTTAATAAAGCAGAGGCGAAAGAGTTTACTGTTTTATTAGAAGAACTCGAAAAACGCGAATTCCAAGAAAAATCAACAAGTACCTTTATGGATTTTGTCCGCGCTATGTGGTCAGAGTTTATCGATGGTAACCACCACAAACAAATGGCGGCGGCTTTTGATGAAATAGCATCAGGCAAATTAAAAAGGCTAATAATAAATATGCCGCCTAGACATACGAAATCAGAATTTGCGTCTCATTTATTTCCTGCTTATTTATTAGGTAAAAATCCTAAATTAAAAATTATAGAAGCAACACACACCGCTGACCTTGCAATTAACTTTGGTAGAAAAGTTAGGGATTTAATCGACGGCGAAGAATATAAAGAACTTTTTCCTGAAACAGAATTAAAAGCAGATAGCCGTTCGGCGGGTAAATGGTTAACAAGCCAAGGCGGAGAGTATTACGCGGCAGGTATCGGAGGTGCATTAGCAGGTAGAGGTGCTGATTTGTTTATTATTGACGATCCACATTCCGAACAAGACGCTATGTCGGATAAAGCATTAGAAGAGGCGTACGAATGGTTTATGTCGGGACCTCGACAAAGGCTACAACCTGGAGGTGCAATCGTAATAGTAATGACACGTTGGTCTAAAAAAGATTTGACGGGTCGTTTAATTAAGAAAATGGCGCAAGACGAAGGTGCAGACCAATGGAAATTAATTGAGTTTCCTGCAATTTTACCTAGTGGTAAATCATTATGGGAAAACTTTTGGTCATTAGAAGAATTAAAAACTATAAAAGCATCGGTTAGCCCGTCGAAATGGGCGTCGCAATATATGCAGAGACCAACAGGTGAAGGTATTTCTATAATTCCTAAAGATTGGTTTAAGATTTGGGAAGAAGATAAACCACCTGCGTGCGAATATTTAATACAAAGTTACGATACAGCCTTTTTAAAATCAGAAAGAGCAGATTTTACAGCCATAACTACTTGGGGAGTTTGGTATCCAGAAGGACAAATAGGTGAAGAACGGTATAACGGTGACGAAGCGCACTTAATTTTATTAGATTGTATTAAAGAACGGTTCGATTTTCCTGAATTAAAAAATGAAGCGTTACGTTTATATGATTATTGGGATCCAGATACAGTAATTATTGAATCAAAAGCGTCGGGTATACCTTTAGTACAAGAATTAAGAAGGATAGGTATACCTGTAAATACATTTTCTCCAGGAAAAGGGCAAGATAAAATTGCAAGACTTAATGCAGTGAGCCCAATATTTCAAGACGGCAGGATTTGGGTGCCTGATAATCGTTGGGGAGAAGAATTAATAGAAGAAGTTTCTGATTTTCCTGGTGGCGAAAACGACGACTTAGTAGATGCTACAACTTTAGCTTTAGCTAGGTTTAGAGAGGGTGGTTTTTTAAGTCTTTCAACTGATTACGAAGACGAGTATGATTACCCAAGACGTCAAAGGGTTTATTATTAATTAAATAAGTAGTAGAGTTTGCATATATGGCTATAGAAAGACAACCTTTTTCGGTAATTCCGATAGAGCAAGGCGAGTTAGATATAGAAATCGAACAGCCTTCTATGATGGATCCACAAAATACAGAAGTATTTATAGCACAGGACGGTTCAGCGACTATAGGATTTGATCCTGACCAACAAAACAACATTGCTTTCGGCGAAAATATTGCAGAAGCACTAGATGAATCAACTTTACAAGAAATTGCTTCAGAATTAATCGGATATTACGAAGACGATTTAAATTCTAGGGACGATTGGTATACAACATTTAGTAAAGGATTAGATTTATTAGGAATTAGAGGCGAAGAACGTTCAGAACCATTTGAAGGAGCGTCGGGAGTACATCATCCTATACTTTCTGAAGCCGTAACTCAGTTTCAATCTCAAGCTTATAAAGAATTACTGCCTGCTGGCGGACCAGTTGACGTAGAAGTACTTGGAGTAAGTAACGATGCTAAATTAGAAAAAGCAAATCGTGTAAAAAACTTCATGAATTACCAAATAACGTACAAAATGGAAGAATTCGACCCAGAAATGGATCAATTATTATTTTATCTACCATTATCAGGTTCAGCATTTAAGAAAATTTACTATGATCCGTCTTTAGGACGCGCAACTTCACGATTTATAAAAGCAGAAGACCTTGTTGTTCCATATTACGCTGTAGATTTACTAACTGC